ATGACACAGCACTAGCTAACCGCATGGTAGAAGACGTGTTACAACGTCAACAAGTTGGAGCAGCATTTAAGCTTTACACCGACAAGGGTTCAACCGAAGCCTTGTCACGTAGTATTGCGATGGAAGCCACACTTCTGAGTGCTTCATTCAGCATTAACCCTGATGACGCCCAGATGGTGGAAATTACCTTCCGTCCAAATGGCGTACCTACATTCGACTTCTCCACCACTGCTTAAGAGTTGATCCGTTACGGCCAGCAGGGTGTGAGTGGATCACCTCCCCGCGAGGGTGAATCAGCAGCAGATAAGGCACGGCGAGCATCATTCAAAGCTCGCCACGCCGCTAACATTGCCAAAGGTAAAATGAGTGCCGCTTACTGGGCAGATCGCAGTAAATGGTAACTCTCCTGCTACACTAGAAACGTAACACTCAGAGTTTTTATGGCTGCCACGCCTGCACTTCGCGCTATCGACCGCCTACGCAAAGCGGCAAACTTAACTCCAACCAAGAAAACAGTTGAGTTAAGCGATGGCACCACATTTGAGCTCTGGCGCACTCCCTTGGTAGCAGCAGAACGCGAACGCGCACAGAAGGCTGCAAAATCAGAAGACGCTACTGCATTTGCATTACAACTGCTGATCCAGAAGGCCACCGACGAAAACGGCACCAAGTTGTTTTCAGCGGCGGAGATCGACGTACTCAAAAACGAAGTACGCGACACCGACCTCCAAGCCCTAATGCTGGCAATCCTGTCAAGCGACGAAGAGACCGAAATCGACCCCAAGAACTAAAGGCGCAGCTCAAAAAGGACAACTGGCTGATGCTCCAGCTCCATATCTGTAAGGAGCTGGGGCTAACGCTGTCTGAACTGCGCCACCGAATGACCGAAGAAGAGATCCTGCTCTGGAGCGTGTTCTTCGAGATCCTGAACGACCAACAAGAAGAAGCAATGCGAAAAGCAAAACGGCGCTAGACTAGATCTAGCGTAGCCGTCGAACGTGGCCAATTATTCAGCGAAGGTCGATGTAATAATTGCAGGTATGCGTAAGTTAGACATACTGGGAGATCGTTTACAAACTATAAACAACACGATAGACACACTAAATAAAAAAAGAGTTGCATTAAACGTTGGGGGAAGAGGAGCAGAAAGAGATCTGTCCGGTGAACTTAGTAAAGGTGTAAATGATTACGTACGAGATTGGGTAAACGGTAATAAACAAATAGGTAAGTCTTTAGCAGATGTATCTCAACAAACGCAAGCATTTCAGCAGCTACTTGCAGAGACAGCCATGGCTGGATCTGACCCTAAGCAAGCTGCGGCCATTAAAAATTTAGCTAGTGCATGGGCGGATACCACCAAAGCCGCAGGGAGATATGAAACTAAACTTACGGACATACAACGTGCAGCTTTGGGTTTACAGACTCAAGCAAAACGTGACGAGGAAGTATATAGACGCTTAAACGCAATACAGTCTCGTAACTTCCAAGAAAGGCAAAAACAAACAGCCGAACAAGAAGCAGCACAGAAGAGGCAAGCTAAGAATCAGCGAGCAGAGTCCATTGCCTTAGGTGTGGGCTTTCCGATGATGTTCGGCGCCGGACCCGGTTCCATAGCAGGTTCATTAGCTGGTTCCTTTGTGGGAAGCGGATTTGGTGGGCAGATTTTAGGTGGGGCTTTTGGCCAAGTTCTAGACGACGCAGCCAAATCCGCCGCAGATTTTGCCCGAAGTATGCGCGAGGGCGGAGATGCGGCTGGGTATTTAACTGAAAAACTAGGTTATTTAAATCCCGAAACCAAAGCTTTAATACAGAACGCGCAGCAAAGTGGTCAAACAGCAGTAGCAGCTGCACTGGCCCAAAAAGAACTGGCAAATGCCATAGGCGGCCAAGCTGCAAGCGACTTGAAGAACTACGGCGAACTATGGGACTTTACCGGTCGTCAATTCCAGAAATTTACTCTGCTTCTTCAAGCAGGTATGCCCCAGATAATTGCGCAGACTCTAGCAGCTGCTACAGGTTTAACAGGTTTATACGCAATCGTATCAAGACTACCCCTAGTAGCAGGACTGGCAGGGATGGTAGCACCAAAAGAAAAACCCCAAACTGTTGAAGCGCAAACAAGATCAAAAGAACTACAAGAACAGCTTAATTTAGCAAGAGCAAACTACCAAGTTACGTTACAAAACAATACTGCTAACAGCCAAGGTTATTTAATCTCAAAGGCACAAACAATACAAATAGAAAAACAAAATAAATACGAAGAGATCATGCGTGACCTTAAAGCTAAAAAATTTAGCGATCAAGATAAGATACTAAAAGTTCTAGCGCTAGAAGTAAGTACACAAGAAAAATTACGCAATTTAGAAATCGAACGTGTGCAACTTATACAACAGCGCAACCAAGCCGCATTGGCACAAGCTCAAGCGGGTATGGAAGTTGGCATTATCCAACAACAGGTACGATTAACACAAGAGCAAAATACAGCTTCTGAAGTACGTAGAACATCTTTACAAGGTCAAATAGGTATCCAACAAGCACTCAACCGTCTCGAAAGCATCAATCTACAGATTGCACAAGAACGCGCCAATACACAACGCGACATAAACAATAATAAAATAAAAGAACTTGAAGCTCAACGCAGCATAGCTACAGCCCAAGTAGACCTGGCACAAGCCCAAGCTGCGCAACAACAGCAGCAAGCAGCCCGAACTGCACAAGCAGATTTACTAAACACAGAGAAAACCAGAAAAACATTAATTTTAGAATTTATTAATCTAGGATATAAAGAAGCAGAACTAAACAAAGGAGAATTGTATACATTAAAACAAAGATATGACGCTATGGATAAAGAAGCCGCATTACGTAAACACATATTAAATACTGAACGACAACTAGAGATACTACAACGGCCCGACCTAGAACTTGAGATAAATGGAATCTACGTCTCACGTTTTGCTGTATTAGAAAAAACATTAAAGATACAGAAACAGATAACGGAAAATGAACTCAAGCAAGTAGCAGCCCAACAACAGATGGCCCAGTATCGAATAAAAAGAGAGGCTGAAACATCTATACAAGGTGCGCAAAGACAAATTACAAAAGCTGAAATAGGTATTCAAAGTTTTGGTATGGGTGAAGGTCAAAAAGCAGCCATTGAACTGGAAAATGAACAGCAGCAACGCAGACTTGATTTGTTACAGGCATATACAGATAAAACTAAAGAGTTACGAGCATCTATAGATTCTTCCACAGGGGATACCTTACGTATTAAACAAATAGAATTAGAAACTGAAAAACAAACATACGCAACACGTTCAGCAATGTTAGTACAATTAGAACAACTAGAAAAAAGGCAGTTAGTTCTAAATGAAATCACCAGAACCTACGGGCCTATAATACAAGGCGTAGGTGATGCAGTTGGCTCAGCATTAACAAAAGGCGTCCAAGGTTTAATTGAAGGCACTACAACAGCGCAACAGGTATTTGCTGATTTCCTTAAATCTATAGGCGACATCTTGATGCAAGAAGGCGCCAAGATGATTGCTACTTATACCGCAATAGCGATAGCAAGACAACTAGCCGGATTGTTTGGTGGTGGTTCTATCGGCGGTGGTGGTGGAGCCCAAGGATTCCAGATGCCTGAAATAGCCCCAGGAGTAGGCAATTTAGGCCCACAAAGAGTATTTGGTTTTGCCGCTGGCGGCAACCCACCTGTTGGCAGGCCATCGCTAGTTGGCGAACAAGGCCCTGAGCTATTCGTGCCATCGACTGCTGGTACGATCATCCCAGCCGATGCAACAGCAGCAATGGCACGATACCAACGCCAGGGCAGTGGTAGCGGCGCTGGCGGCAGCGGTAGTGATGCAATGGCTGCTGGTGAGGCAACTCCTGTATTATCAATGAGCTTTGAGACCACACGGTTTATGGATCGTGATTGGGTTGATAAGGACCAACTGGTAGCGGCAATGGCTGCTACTGAACGCCGCGCTGCTACAGCAGGTGCAAAAGCAGGTGCTGCTCAAGTCACCAGTAAGCTGCAACAATCACCTAGCTATCGCAGGCAGGTAGGTTTACGATGAGCATATTCGTAATTGGTAATTTTGTTACATTCACTGATACCGCAGAGGGTAAGACAAGGTATCAGAACTTCTTTTCTCAAGGGCAAAAAGAATTTGCAGGCGAAAAATATGAACTATTACCATTTAATTATCAAGGCGCACAAAAAACAAAAAGCGGCGATAATATATCCAGCCAGCTTACCTTACCAGCCAACCCGATAACTTTGAACTGGGTGCAAAGCGCAGTAAATGGTGGCTGGCGGGTAAATGTAAAAACATATCAGCTTACCGATGCTTACGACCCATATTTATTATTAGGAGATGAAACATGGATTGCTACTGGATTAACGTATAATACACAAGCGGTTGAGATGGAATTAAGCAGTGCGATCGATGCAATTGGTGCACAAGCGCCTAATTTGCGAATCAGCCGTGAAGCCGTCGGAGCATTGCCAACCACGGGCGCTATTAGATCCGGCTGATCTTATTGGCCTGCCATATCGGCTTGGTGCTGAGCCAGTACGTCATGGCGCTACCGACTGCATTAATTTATGCAGGTGGGTGTTGGGATGGTATGGCATTGAAGCGCCAGTGCCAGCCCGCAATTGGTATCGGCGTTTACATGCAGGTGACACCAGCATCTTCAAGGAGCAATTAGAATTATGGGGAACACCAGGCGAAACTGGTATTATTGCGTTAGTGCAAGCTAGCAATAGCTTTGGACTAGCTGTTTATTACGACACCGGATGGCTTCATTGCAGCGCACAAACCAACCGGGTAGTATGGTCCCCAACCGTCAAATACGAGGCGCGATATTGCCATGGGAAAAACAATTAATTGATACTTTAGGATTAACGCTTGAAGAATATCAATGGTACGCAAATGAGGTAGCAAACTACCGGCCCGAACGCGATCCAGCTTATGACATAGTGCCGGAGGTGGTATGCCTCCCTGTTGTGCCTTTGGTCATGACAGTTGTGGGGATGGGTATAAGTTTTGCTGCATCAGCAATGGCACCAAAGCCAAAACTGCCACGTCAAACTGATCCGGCGCAACAGCAACAGCAAGAGCAGCGTGGCGCGGATGTAAGTGGCGCTAGCGTTACTGGCTCCAACAGGTTCACTAATGTTGATGGCTTTACCTCAGTACAACCGCTAGCGCGACTTGGCGAGTCGATGCAATTGGTATTTGCTAATCGTAAATTTGGTTATGATGGTAAAAAATATGGCGGCGTAAGGGTAGAAACAAAACTGCTGTGGTCGCAATTATTAAGCCAAGGTGATGGGCAGGAATTATTAGCAATATTCTTAGCTAATGGTGGTGAGCTGGCAGTACAACCAGATTTTGATGGAATGGGTATTGGCGATAGCTTATTACGTGGCTATCAATCCAGCAAATTAGCCATGTATTTCAGAAATGGCAATTCAACTAATCGCATAACAATTAATGATAAGAAAGCAGGTGATCTAGAACCACGCAATGCAAGCGATGTGTTTTTAGCAGAGTTAAAGACTAACAACAACATGCAGGCAATATTTAGCGGAGTTCGCATACCGTCTACTATGACATCTTTTGGTGTATCAGAGCCATTACGTAATGCACAAGGTTTTAAATTGCCTTATAAACGTGTTAGGGAGGTTTATCCTTCTGGACCAGTATTCCAATTTAATTTTGAATTATATGCAAGAGACAACCAAGAATACGAAAAAAAAGTAGCCACAGTACAGGCAGCAGCAATGGAAAAATATAAAGTTGAATCATTATTTGCATCGCGAACAGGTATCATGCGCGTGGAAGGTAAGCCAGAACCCGGCAATCAAAGGCATTTGGATTTAGATGTAGTTGTAGGTGATATTATACAATTTCAAGTTTTTGGGGGCAACTCAAGCGAGACATTTGGCGAATTTGGCAATAACGATATAATTGCCAAAGAAAATAATTACAGGCAATCTGTTGATGATACAATCATTGTAGGAGAAACTTATCTTGTTGCTGGAGCGGAAGCGGTTTGCATATACGAAAGTTCTAACAACTTATGGACTCCTAACAACCCAAAAACTTTTAAATTTAAAGTTTTAGATGTAGGCAAAACTCGTGTTGTAAACGAAGGGCTTACAAATCATGGCGCTGATTTTAGACAGTCAAGTTTAGGGTCTTTTAACAATCCAGCATACGGACCTACGTTAACCAAATTAACAATTGCACATTTTACTACAACAAGAAAATTAAATCAAGTAGAAATTGGCATTAAATCACAAGTATATAAACGTTTTGCAGGGATGTCTAATTTTTCTGGTATCCCAGATGATAGTACTTTAGCAAGGATTGAAAACGGAGGTAATAATTTTAACGTTGGAACTTATAGCGAATACGGCTTGCGGTATTCATTTTTTAGGGTTGAAATTAGAGAAAAAGGTGGTTATAGCTGGGTGCGATTAGTAAACCAACCAGGTGGTGTATTTGCAGTAAAAGGACGAACACCTGTAAATCAATTTAATTTTATACGAGTTGCGTTTCCAAGCATTGAAAAGCAGTATGAAATTAGGTTTAGGCCCGTAAGTGGAGGTCAATATCTTGCAGTACAATTTAATTCCGGCAACCCTCTGTGTGTGCTGGATTCAAGAACAGGTTCAGCGCAAGAATATACAGTGCAAGATAGTACTTTAGGCGCTTTTCAAATTTCTTTTAAAGGTTATTTAGAAAAAATAACTCTAGGATCTGCAACCAATGAAGTAATGTTTTATGGCGGTAAGCCAACGCAAGGTTTTGTAACAGGTTTTGCACCAATAACGTTTTCAACAAATAACGCTTTAAGCGCAAGTACCTTTGCTACAACTGGCGGATCTGGCTCAGGATTGACAGTTAGGGTAGAAAGTTCTCCTAAGCAAGATAATACGCCAACAGGGACTGTAGTAACAGGCATGTCAACGCGATGGCTGCATATGGGCATCATGGGTGCTCCAACACCTAGTTACGAAGGAGAAATATATACAGAAGACGTACAATTTACCAACGGCAATCATTTTATTGTAGTACGTCTTACCTTAAGAGCTGCATTACTCTCAAGCTATGGCTATTTCGGTTCAGGTTATGGAGCAACTACTGCTTATGGTTATGCAGATAATAATGAAGGATGGGGGAGCCCATTTTTATGGGTTAACAAAAATTTAGCAAACTCAATTGTTAGTATAGTTAGCAGCTCAAGTTTTCAAGAATTTGAATCATCCAACGAAATACCGCCTAACGGCGAATATACAATAAGTAAGCCCGGTGGCTTCCCAACACCAGTCAATGGCACAACAGTAGCGCGAATTAACGTTACATTCACAACTCAAACAACGTATATTGGCGGCTTATCAATTGCCAATGGCGGTGCAAATTACAAAGTAAATGATCGAATTACTGTAACCGGTATTGGTATTACTGTCCCGCAAATTATAATCAATGATGTAGCTTCACCAAATGTTGGGCAAAGCATTGAGGAACCGTTTGATGCTATTGCTGATGTGTATATGAATGATGGCCAAGAAGGAAGCCATGATGCAGGCCCTGAACATCAAATTGTTTACGTAAATGAGCAACGGCAAAACTTATTAACTTTTAACGATAATACCGTTCCATATGCTCCTAAGTATGAAAGCATGACGCTGCTTGGGTTGCAATTACGTAGCGGCAAAGAATGGAGCAGCTTTAATAATTTTACGTATTATGCAAAACAAGGATGCAAGGTGCGTAAGTTAATAAATCAAAATGATATAAATTCAAGCTACAGTGTAAATGCTGCTCCAGTTTATGATGCTTCAAATTTATATCCAGAAATTTTATATCACCTTGTCGCTACATCTAGCTTGATGCCTACCACCATGATCGACTGGGACGGATTCCAGGAAGGTTGCAAGGTTTGCGTAGCAAATAATTTCTTTTGGGATGGCGTATTATCAGCACCAGTAAATATCAGGGATTGGGGCCATGAAAATGCACAATACTTTTTCTTAGACTTTATGGTGCTTGGCGGCAAATTATCGCTACAACCAACATTCCCAGTTAACAAAGGGTGGGATTTAAATGGTTACACGTTAGCTGGTGCGTATAATCGCAAGCCAGTAATATCTGCTTTATTTACTGATGGCAACATTATTGAGGATTCATTAAGCGTAAACTGGTATCCAGCAGAACAACGCAAAGCACCGCAAATATTGGTTACTGTACGTGATGAGGTGGAAAACGGATTTGCTGAAACTCGTAATATTTTAGTAAAACGTGTTGGCACAGATAACCCACAAATTGAAGCTATAGATTTTACGGGTTTTTGTACTAGCGTAACGCACGCTATACAATTTGCAAAGTTATTAATCAACATTAGATTCCATGTAACGCATGTAATAGCATTTAAAACTTTACCTAGTGGCTTAGCCTTGCAGCCAGGGCAATATTTCCGAGTATCAAGCCAAGCAAGACATGTGGAGCGGTTTCAGAATGGTTATGTGCTTGCGGACGGCGCTGTAGTATCTAGCAGCCCCATGGCTGCTGGCAGTTATACCGTGTATTTTTGGCGTTCTGGCATGACGCAAGTGGAGGAGCGGTCGATGGTAATTGATGCTACAGGCAAGACAACGCCTGAATTTTCAAATAGCGTGTTTACAGAATATAATGATACGACCAGCAACCGACTGTATAAAGCAGAGATGATCGCTTATGATGAGGAGGGGATGGTGGAAATAACTGGCAGCCATGTACCACTGATGCCTGATGACGGCAGGATTACATATTTAAACATGGACGACGCACTGTTTACGGTACAAAACGAACAATGAGCACAGCCGGTCCCAATTTTCCTAATCTTGTGCCTACAGCACGGTCAATGTCGCCTGGCGACTACGCAAACAAAATATTCCGCTCACAAAGCGGGGTTGAATCACGGGTGCAATATGGTAACAGAGCATTTAATAAGACATTGGATTTGGAATATAGCAATATAAATGAAACAGATGCTGCTGCTATTCATGACCATTATTTAGCTTGCAATGGGACATTGTATTATTTTGGACTGCCACAAAAACCAAAAAGCGGCAATGAAATATTCCATGTGAATGATGAAAGCACTAGCACATCAAACCGTTATAGCGTAGCTCCATTTGGCATGAGATACCGCTATGCTGAACCGCCACAGTTTAATAGCGTAAAAACTGGTCGGATGTCGGTTACAGTGAAGCTAATTGGGGTACTTGACTCATGACTTACTACAGCGGGAAGGACGGCACTCTCACTTATAACGGCAGCCAAGTAGCCAAAGTAAGCAACTGGAGCGTATCTAGTACAGTTGATACGCTAGAAACCACAGTATTAACCGATAGCGACCGTAGCTATGTGCCAGGGCTCAGAACTATAAGCGGTAGTGCCACTGTATTTTATTATGACAACGCACCGGTTTCATTGCTGGAGCGTGTGGTAAAAACTGCTGTAGTTAGTGAATCTGATATATTAACCATCAAACTTGGCTGGGGCACTAAATTAATTCAAGGCAATTGCATTATTACCAGCGCAGAACTAAGTTGCGCTGTTGGTGAGGTAATGCAGGCTAGCATCCAGTTCCAATTTACTGGCGCACCAACGGGCGTAACATTATGACCATATACCTAGGTAATGCTGGCAATATAGAGCTGACCAGAGATAGTGGCGACACAATTACAGGCACTATCAAAGTTGCCAATGTTAATGTTAGTTTAGATATGTTTAGTTTTGATTTTAGTTTTGGTGCATTTGTAACAGGTGATTTTGTAGAATTTAGTAGTGCATCTACATTATCATTTGTTTCAGGTTATGCCTACCCTAAAGGTAATTGGTTTGTTAGCGTAGACCAACTTGGCGGGTTGCGGTTATATCCTACATATTCTGATGCTATTGCTGGCACTTCAACTAATAGAGTTGCATTAGCAGCACCTGGCGCTGATATTGCTATTAACTGTAGAATCCTTAATTCAGTGCCTAGAGTGTTAGCGCATATCATACGGTTTGAATTATCAACTGACCGTGAAGCTGTTGATACTTCCAGTTTAGGCGATGAATTCAGGAATCAATACAGCACTTTGATCACAGGTTCTGGTAGTATCGACTGCCAATTTGATTATGCAACTGCTGGTCAAACTGAAATTGCAGTTTATTTGCATAATTTATTGCTACGTCAACAGTTTGGTAGTGATTTCAAGGCTAATCTGTATATCTTGACTGAAGGTCAGGCGCAAGGCGTAAACGCTAGCAACGATTCAGTATGGTACGAAATCCAAGGCGTGATGACTAATGCAGCTATCCAATGCACGGCTGGCGACATAATTGAAAGCCGCTTTACGTTTGTTACGACAGGGGAGATCAAGCTGCGAGTGCAAACTACCACCTGGGGCGACCTGTTACTTAATCCAGCAGGTGATAAGATGGTACTAAGCACCGCTGATGGTGACATTCTAGAACTCGGAGAGGAACTGTAATGGCCAACCAGCGTATAGACCAGCTAAACGCTGAAACAACGCCAGCAGCAGCAGATGTGTTGCCCGTATATTCAATTGCAGGCAGTGATACCAAGAAAATTACAGTTAAAAACCTAGTGCAGCAAGGCGCTGCGTTAGTTGATAATGCATCTATCCCTAATGCCAAGGTAAACCTAAGCGGCATTAGTGGTTCCAATTTATCTGATGGTACGGTTGCAGTATCTAAACTTGATACCAGCACCATTCCGGCTACTGGTGGTGTAACAGTATCAAGCAGCAATTTGCAACTGGTAGCACCTACCAGCCCGATTGTTCGTAATGCAGGCACTGGCAGCCTTGAACATGCAAATAGCGGTGTTACGGTCGGAACTTATACAAAAGTTACAGTTAACGCTCAAGGGCATGTAACAGTAGGCGATGCATTAACAGCAGGAGATTTGCCAGTCGCTACATCATCGGCTGTTGGCGGCGTATCAATACCAGCAGCAGGCGGCTTAGCTTTAACTGGCGGCGGCGCATTAAGCCATAGCAACACAGTTGCTGGTGGTGCTAGCACACGCAGCGGGATTACATATGACGCACAAGGCCACATCACCAGCACTGATGCATTAGTTGCGGCTGATCTACCTGTTGCTACAACTGCGGCTAAAGGTGCTGTGATTGCTGGCACTGGCCTTGCTATTGATGGCAACGGCATTCTGTCTACTGGTGTCGCTACTACCAGTGACTTAGGCGGCATCAAGATCGGCAGTGAGTTTGGCTTAAATGGAAGTAATCAATTATTACTTGCCACGCAAGCTAGTGTTGCAGGTGGCACGGCATATCCAAAAGTAACAGTTAATAGCAAAGGTGTTGTTACCGCAGGCGCATCGTTAACATCAGCGGATATTCCTGCTCTTGATACAACAAAGATTACAAGCGGCACTATAGGCGTTGATAGATATGGCGCTAATACTATTACAGGTGCAAAATTAGCAAATTATTCAACCGGTAAAATCAGCGAAGCTTTCCCAACTGCTGATTATATCTCCCAGCTCTTTTTTAACCCACTGGATAGAACGTTGTACATGTGGGACGGCAACGTCTATCAACCAATTGGTGTTAGTTATGGGCAGGTAACATTTGCTGGCACTTATGACGCAGGCACTAATTTAATTACTTCTGTAACAGTTGAAGGCACTGCAATAGGTTTAACTGTTGGGGGAGCTCTAACGGCGCCAGTTGCCGCAAATAAAGCTCATTACGTTGTAGTAGATCAGCCAGGCACCGGCACTGCACCAGCACCTACTATTGCATTATCACCGCCGGACATGTTGCTGTCTAACGGTACGACTTGGGTGCTGCTAGATGTATCTGATACTGTAACAGCTCAACTTGCAAGCAATATACAAGTTAGCCCTGCCGGTAATATTGCAAGCACAAACGTGCAGTCTGCGTTGCAGGAACTTGATGATGAAAAACTACCTTTAGCTGGCGGCACATTAACTGGTAATTTAGCACTTAATACTGGCATTGCCATTGTATATGAAGGCGCCACTACCGATAATTTTGAGACTACATTATATGTAGTTGATCCTACGGCTGACCGGACAATTCTGCTGCCTAATGTCAGTGGCACCATTGTCACAAGCGGCGATACCGGCACTGTCACTAGCACGATGTTGCTGGATGGCACAATTGTTGACGCTGATATAAATGCAAGCGCAGAGATTGCCGTTAGCAAACTAGCAGATGGTTCAGCAAGGCAATTGCTTCAAACCGATACCGCTGGTACTGGCGTTGAATGGGCCAGCAATATTGATATACCTGGCACGTTAGACGTTACCAGTGCAGCCACATTTGATAGCACTGTTGCTGTAACTGGGGCACTAACTAAAAGCGGCAGCAATGTAGTAACCGTTGGTGACACTGGTACGGTTACAAGTACAATGATTCTTGATGGGACGATTTTAAATGCAGACATTAACGCATCAGCAGAGATTGCCGTTAGCAAATTAGCTGATGGAAGTGCGCGGCAATTATTACAAACCGATACCGCTGGTACTGGCGTTGAATGGGCTAGCAATATTGATATACCTGGCACGTTAGATGTGACAGGCGCTACGGTTCTTGATGCTGCTGTAACAATTGCCAGCCTTGATGCAGTAGCTACTACAAAAGCGCAATATGAAGAAAGCCAGATTAAACTTAATGCTGCATTTAGTATTGGTACTGCTGGCGTTATTCCATTTGGAGTAGGCCCAGCTATTCCACCTGGTATGGCTTTCTTTGGTATCGGCCCCGATGCCTACAACCCCATCCACCTACTATCTGGGAGTT